GTACTCAGGGTGGGAGGGAGAGCACTCCATGCCACACAACTGGCAAACGCCACGACGAATACCATCACTGTTGGTCATCCACGCCATACGACTGGTATTGTCTTCGCGCAGATGCCCACAAGCAGCATATTTCATCTCGTCATTGCGCCGCTTCTGAGCAATCTTCTCCCGCATTCGTAGGCGAGATTCTTCTTTCGACCTGAGAGTAGCCTCGTCCACGATGGGAGAGCGGGCAGCTTTGACCAGCGATTCAAGCTGGTCGGGGGTCATTACAACGGCGTGTTCATCAGCCATTTAGTTCTCCTCTTCTGATTCTTTAGGTTTGACAACTTCAAGAACGACTGGTTCTCCTGGATAGGGGAACTGTCCCTCGTCGAGTAGCCGGGTTAGAATGGATAGAACAGACATCACTTCAAGGCCGGACAGTTCACACTGCTCGACACCAAGAGTATAGCCATCTGTTGAGATTACCAACCGACGCATCGGGGCCTCCTTTTAGCGGACTTTCAGTGTGTTGTCGCTATCCTGAACCACGACCGCGTGGGCAGTCCCATCAAAGTCCTTAAAGTAAATCAGGACAGCGTCTTTTGCTGTCAAGCTGACGCTGAACAAGGCTGCTCCGGTCAAACGACAATCTGTTGCGTCGATGATGCAGCTATTGACGGTGGTGGTTGTGGCGCTCTCGCAGCGGATGAACGCCTTGAGAGGCTTGGCCGCCGCTAGCGCGGACTCTGAGTCATTGACGATTTGCACGCCCCACGGCCCGTTGGTCACGACGCCAGCACCAATCACACGGATGCGAGCACCAACCTGAGTGGTCAGGGTGCCGGTGCCTTCCGTGTTGTCAGAGATGACTTCAACGCCACGGATGGTGCCGATAGTTTTACCTTTGGCTAGGGCTTGTAGAGTGGCTCCCATAATGGTGCCACTGGATGAGGCTTCACGGTTGGCAGCGCGGGCATCAAAGCCCTGGACAGTGCCGGTCATGGAGGCTACGCCATTCTCGCCGCTGGCGCGAAGTGCAGTGTTCGTGCCAGTCAGGACGTTGGCAGTCTGCTTACAGGTCACATCCATCGTGCGTGCGCCACCAGCCAGCGAGCGGGTATTGTCGTCCACCCGAACGAGGTTGTTGGCGGCACTGGATTTGTGCCCCTTAACGTAAAATGCTTTCTGAGCCCCGAAGGCTCCGGTGAGGTAGACACCGAAAGCCGGTTTCTCGAACTTAAAGTGCCTGCCTTTACTTGTAGATGCTACGGACATTGAGATACTCCTATAGGGTCAGAGTCTACCGACCCAGGTAGTTAGTTAGATTTGTACTACAGGGCTTCGGCTTCAAGGTAGTCGCAGATAGCGAAGCTACCCGAATCCGACGCCGAGAACTGACCAGTCACGGTGAAGGGAATCTCCGCAGCCGGGTCAACGCTAGTCGGGAATGCATTAAGCACCGCATAGGTTGTAATGGCTGAGTTGAGAATGCTGAGACCCACACCATGCAGGTCTTGTTCGGTCTTGTCAGTCTGGAGGATTGCTTCGATGTACCAAGCAGCGTCCTCGCTATCAACAGCCTGAGTTGCCGACTGTTCAATCGTGGTGTTGGAGCCGATGGTGGACGACTTGCCATGGTCGAGACGGACGGTGAAGTTGGTGGTAGTTCCACCAGTCACACGCCCACCCGCCTTGACGCGGAACAACCGTGCTCCATCCACAGACTGTGGAGGCAGCAATAGTTGCAAACGAACAGCGGTAGATTGACCGTCAGCAAACTGAAACTCTGCTGTAGACGAAGCGCCTTGGCCAGAGTTGCCACCGAACTGCTGAGCAACAGCAAATGTGTTAGCATTAGGCATTTATGTTTCTCCTATTTGAAGTCTGACACATGATAGTGCCAATACTTGTTCCAGTCAGCCGGTGTATAGCCGTAATGTGTGCGGACTATCTCACTGACTTGACTGAAGGTGATGGCCCTCCGCTTCAGTAGATGCAGAAGAACCGTGCGCCAACCGCGACGCTCCTTACAGGGGAGGTCGGCTCGGTCGGTTGTGATGATGCTCCACTCAGGCAAGAACCCGGTATTGAATGCCACCAGGTAGCGTTTGCCACGAGTGTCGTGTGAGTAGAAGCCAGCTACGGCAGGGTCGTTGAAGCTGGTCTCCATGACCACACTATGGATGTATTTGCGGACGTAATTGAAGAGAGCGACGTGCGTCATGCCACGACCCAGGCGGCGTTCGCACTCTTTCCAATCGTCCTGCTCAGGTAGGCGGTGCTGAGCAAGTTGGCGGTCAGTGTCCTCAAAGCTCCTTGCGAGAGCTTCGCGGCCAGCGATTCGCTTAACTTGCTCAGTTGTGCCTACGAGCATGGTGGCAAACTACGAACTAGGTGATGCTGGTTTCGGAGCGAATCTGACGTAGACGAATCGTCGAACCCGGCGGTCTAAGAGCAGTGAACCGGAAGTTGTATGCGATTGACGCACCGATGACACCAGCAGGGTCGGCGACAGTCGGCGACCAACGCTTGACGGACAGACGGAAGTTCCGGTCTTGCGGAATCTCAGTCGAGCCAAGCGAAACGGTGAAGACTGCGTCCTGACCGATGACGTAGGTATGATAGCCGACTTTTGCCCCGGAGGGGAAGGCGGCGGTTGAGCCAGTGGTGGTAGTCTCAATGAAACGAACACCAGCAAACTCAGTCACACGAAAGCCCTGAATGCCACGTTGCAACTCACGGGCACCCGACTCACTGCGCTTCAACACGTCTCCGACACTACCAGCGGTATTGTCGTTCAACAGGTCAAAGGCTGCGAAGGGGTGGATGATTCCCATGAAGAGCCCACCCGAACCGGGACGAACATCGTCCGAGCGCAAGTCCATTTCGGCCTGTCTGACGATTGAGCCGGACATGAACTCGTTGTCGGACAAGTCAATCCGTCCGCCAGTTTGGGAGGCGGTAGTCTCGAACTCTGACCGAGCCAGGGTATTAGCCGTGAGAGCGGCACGATAGCCCATCTCGGCAGCGGAGTTCTCCACGATGGGGTCGATGGCAGTCTCGTCCAGAATGTCCGAGAAGGACATAAAGTCAAAGTACTGTTCGACCGTCGCGGAACGGTTGACGGTGGTGGGGGCGATTCCCACTCCAACGGTGCCTTCAGAACCAGGCGTAGTGTTGGCAGCCAACAGACTGTATGAGAACATCTGAATGGTCTTGCCGCTGCGGTTAGGCAGCTTACGCCGAGAGGTGGCGGCAACGAAGGGCAGGTTAGCCTTCAGGTTTTCAACTGCGACTTTGTCATACCATACAGTAGCCAGGTGAGTCAGGCTAGCAGTACCAGTTTGAACAGAAGCAGGCTGATAAGCCATTTGGTTAAACCTCTATGATAGAGTAATAGCTAGGTTTAAGCGGCGGGTTGACGTTGGCGTTGCATCTCGCGGACAATGCGCTCACGAGCTGTTTCCAAGTCGCCTTCGAGCAACTTATTCACGTCAGGCAACGCCCCCGCTTGCTCAGCTTCTGGTACAGGCTTTTGACCTGCATCAGCGCCGGACAAGCCGGTTTGTGTGCGTTTCACCTTCGTAACCGTCCCCTCAGCTTGCGGCTTAGGTTCCGGTTTAGGGGCAGCGGGCAGCTCAAGCAATGCGCCGTCGAGTGCCTGCTGATATGCGTAAGAGAGGTTCTGCTGTGTTACCGGCAGTTCCTCATCTTCCAAAATTCCAAGTAGAGCATCCGAGTTCGCCTTGCTAGGCAGAAACTCCGGCGTAGCGCTTATGAATGATTGCGCGCCAGCCTGCTCTTCCATCGCGGAGCTAATCTCGCCGACCTTCTCAGAGGTTGCTCTCAGGTCAGCGAGTTTGATTCCCGTGCTAGCCTCGAACAAGCGACCAAACACCTTGCTGGGATTAACGCTCAACCCGGACGCGAAGTCTAGGTCATCCTGTGCCGATACCTGGATGGGCTCGGCGTAGGGTCGCTCAGGCTCATTCACGCGCTCTCGCTTCTGAGGTCGAACGCGGGGCTTGGCTCGTTGCAGCTTTCTAATCTCTTTGGTAGCATTGGTCTGAGCCTCGACCAACTTGTCAATCAACTCGGCCTCGGTGTCAGCTTCAAACTTCTGGACACCACTACCATCGCCGAGGTCAATCTCTTTGACGAACTTCTTAGGCTCGTCCGCTGGGAGTGCCGCAGCAGCTTTCTCCACCTGAGCATCAAACACGTCCAATTCAGAACTCAATCCGAAATCCGACATCTTATCTCCTTATCAATCCGATAGGTTTGTTCTTAACGCCAAATCATATGGCCAAGTCTTGGCCAAAGTGGTGTACGACCGAATACTCTAAATGCCAAGTTGTAAATCTTCCACCTCATCTAGTGTCCTCCAAATGGGGAGAGCAACCGCCTACTAAGTTAGTATACCACATCTTTGGGGCCTGTGTCAAGTCCTTCGTCAGCGCCCGGCAGTGGGGTCTTTGTGGCGGCTAAGGGAACTTCACGGGCGACCCTAATTGCTTCATTTACATCAAGTTGGAAGCGGTGGAAGAACGCCCGGTAGGCATTGGCCCGCTTTTGGTAGGCCACGATGACCTGGGGGTCGGAGCTGGTGGAGTTGAAGAGGTTGGCTTCGGACTCGGCTACGATGGTCTCCATCATGTCTAGGAGTACGTCCCAACCCGGTGAGAAAGTCAAGTCATAGAGGTATTTGCCTCGCTCGAACAGTTTGATTAGCTCTTTATCCTGCTGACTCTGCGGCTCCACGTGCGCCCTCCTCTTCGATTATCGCTTTCAGAATGTCTCTTCCAGCTTGGCCTTCCAGCTTCTTCTCAGCGTCGTCAGCCTTTAGCTGAGCCTTCTGCTGGGCCAGGGCCTGCTGGGCCACGGCGGGAGTACTCATCAGCCGTCGCTGCTGCTCTTGAGGCGTCATGGCCACTATCACGTCGGTCTTGTTCGGCCAGCCACTCACGTCGAAGACCATATTGACCAGCTCGGCAAAGTTCACCTTGCGGCCCTGCTCGGCAAGCGCGGCGATGACCGGCTCATTGGTGATGAATTGGAACAGCAAAGGCAGAGACTGAGCCATGCTGGAACGGGCTTGGAGTTTGCCCGCCGCCAGTATCTCGAACTCGAACCGGCCATTCAGGATGTCAAGAGCATCGCCCTCGTACTGGATGGCCAGCTCCTCGCTGAGGACGCGCTGGATTTGGCTTGGCACCAGGCGGGTGCGGTTCATCTCGGTAAAGGCTCGTAGGACGGGCACATAGACTTGGTCGGCCAAGTTCTCGATGAAGTATTGGATGCGCGTGCCCGCGCCAGCCGACAATGCATTGATGCCTGTGGCGGTGCGCCCGAAGGTTGAACCACTGGACGGGATGGTGCCCTGCACGACAAGCTCGTTGGCTCCGGTGCGGCGCTGGGCTCGCTTGTCGCTGGCGTCTATCTCCGCGAATGATTCAGGTACGGCGGGCTTCCGGTCAATGGGAGTCACGCCGTCTTTCTGGTCGCTGTCGATGACTCCGCCGGGGCGAACACGGATTTGCTGAGTGGGGGTATTGGCTCCACGGACGCGGATGAACATGCCGTTCATCATCAGGGACAAGTCATCGAGCCGGGCATTGATGACGCCCTGTTGGAGACGCTGTTCGGGGCCAATCAGTTGGGTGACGCCGATGCCATAGAATTGGTTGGGTACGTCGCTGTAGACAGTGGAGACGAAGGGGATGACGTTGAATTCGTTGCGTTCTGACCGGAGCACCAGCTTGCGCTGAAGGACAGTCACTACTCTATCCTTCGACCAGTATTCCAGCACCTCCAATGGGTGTTCTAGGGGGTTGACCGACGTGTCTTCCTCGACCTTGGCAGGCTCGAACTCCTTGGTGAAGGAGGCCAGAGAGCCGCCCGTGGTCTGGCTCGCCAGGGAGTGGATAGCTTCCTCCTTCGGAGGGAAGAAGAAACTGACTAGCCGCTTCTGGTCAGGGATGTCATAGCCTTCCACATCGCGTAGCGCGTCAAGCTGCCGAATGGTCATGTAGGCTTGGTGGATGGCGTACTTGGCTTTACGAACGTCAGGCAGACGTAGGCCAGGGTCAACGAATACGTGGCGGAGGTCAAGCGCCTCGAAGGTCGGACGGTTGATAACCTCGTCCTCGACGACTATCTCCAAGTCATCCGTATCGGGAGTCTCGATTTGCTGGGGGCGGCCTGTGAGGGGGTCTTCAATAGAAGGCGGCTCACCTACTCTGCGGACGCGAACCTTGGGCTTGGTCTCTGTGAGCCAGCCCCACTTGCCGATGCCAGTGCCATAGAGGAGGGCGCTCTTGGCCAGCAGGCGGATTTGCTCGCGGAAGAAGGTCTGGTCGAGTTCCCAACCCAGGATGCCATCGTTGGCGCGGGCGGCTTGCATGCTAGTGCCGGGCCGAGGGCGGCTCATAAAGGGCGGAAGCTGGAGGAAGAGGGTGTTAATGACCTGGGGCAGCAGCGACTCGATGTGCTCGTAGACCAGGGGAACGCCGAGGTGGGCGCGAGGGACTGTGGTGCCTTCCCAGAAAGCCATCGGCACCCGGAAGAGGTAAAGGTCGTCGTAGCGGTTGAAACGCCACATGAACATGTTGGCCCATGCTTCAGCCTTCTTCATATCCCCCACCACTAACCTGAGAGCAGTCAGGTCTTCAGGTTCTTGGCGCGGGAAGAGGCTTTGGGCCTCGACCGGCTGAATGTCGCGGAGGGCTTCGGGTTGGTCTTGTAGGAACGCCATTATCCTATTAGCCCTCCGCCGAGTTCAGAACCTAGCTCCCACGAGTAGTGGGGCGTGGAGATGACCTCGACTTCTTCGTCACGATAAGGGACTTCGACCTTGGAACGATAGTTCTCGACCAACATGGCGATGGCGTCGGGGATGTCGTCGTGGACGAACTTGGGGAAGCGGGCGAACTCTTCGATGAGGGCATCCTGGTGCGTCATGCCGTTGATGAAGTAGAGTTTATTCTGACGTAGGAGCCCTTCGAGAGCGCCGATGCGGGACTCCTTGGAGTTCTTCTTATAGCTCAACTTGAGCCATTGGATGGGCAGGTGGATGCGAAGCTCACGAGCCTTTGCCTCCAGGGCGGGCAAGAGGAGCCGAGCGCCGCCTGCCTCTTCGATGCCGATGAACACGGGCTTGTATTTGCGGGCTGTAGCGATGATGGCGTTGACCAGCTCGTGGGGCAGGTAGCGGCCACGCACGATGTCAAGGACGAACAAACGGCCCTCCCAATCAAAGGCTCCTACAGCCCCGACTGTGTAGTCGGCGCGGATGCCGGTAGAGAAGCCTAAGTCCCAGCAGACGAAGGTGCGGAAGTCCAGGTCTTTGTCCTTGTCGGGCTTGGGCATACCGGAGAAAGGCATGAAGTGGTCGCGCATCAGCTTCTCAGGGAACTGGTGGGATTCGCCAGGGATGGGGTTGTTGAGATACTGGCAGTTGAACAGATAGGGATTCTCCTTCTGTAGAGTCTTCAACTTGGCGAGCGTGAAGCGTTCAGGGAACAGGATGTCATACTCGACCTCTGCTCCGGTCAGCTTAGTCTTGCGCCAGGCAGGCCGCATGTGGACGCGCCAGGATTCTGGGTCATTGTCCATGATGTGGCCATAGAGGTCGCTGAAGTCGTAGCGGGTGCCTATCACGTCGCGGTAGCCATCCGGCTCAAGAATAGGCGTGGTGTAGTGGAAGGCTTGGATGGTCTTCTCTATCTGGTCTTTGGTAGTCACATTGTTTTCGTGTACTAGGTCGTCGCACTTGATGATGTCGTAGTGGGAACCGGCTTTGACGGAGTCGATGGTGGAGATGGAGACGGTAGGCTCACGGAGGCGGAGGTTAGTGCGAGCTAGGGTAGTCATGCCGTCCACGCTGCCAAAGTCGCCGACTTTACGCTTAGGACAATGTTCAGGGAACAACTCGCGGAAGAGCTGGTTGTACTGGAAGTGGTATTTAATCTCTTTGTTCATCCGCTGAGCCAACTCACGAGTGCCAGACATAACGAGGATACGAGTATTAGGGAAACAAAGAATCCACTGAATAATGTCGCACATGTCGAGGCTCGTCTTGAAGTGTCCTCTAGGGTCAAGTAGCAGTCGTTGCTTGACATCGTCTTGGTCTGCGAAGGGCTTGGTCGGGTCTTTGTGAACGAAAAGGTCGCACACTGGCTGGTGGACGTGCGGCACGAGGTCATAGCCTAGTATCTCCTTAGCGAGCCAGTAGAGGTCAGTCTGAGCGCGCAGCCGCCACTCTTGCCGTTTCTGTTCAAGCCTAGTCTGCTCTTTCGTCAAAGTGCCTCACGAACCACCGCAGTCCGAGACCTGCAAGTGTCATGCTTCCAGCCCATACCAATAAGTCAATATAGGACTTTCCTACCCAGCCCCCTTGCCATACGTCATAGGCTTCCCGTGAAAAGGTAATAAACAGAGCGACTATCCCAGGCACAACCCAGCGCCACGGCCCTACTGGGAGCTTCCAGGCTGGCTTGTAACGGCCTAGAAGCCAAAAGCCATAGATAGACAGGCCAATGGCCCACGGAGCCCAGCCCAGATGGATGAAGGAACGCTCAAGGATGTGCTTAACGAGTTCCATTCTTCAACCTTGCCAACTTCTCCTGACCGCGTTGCCATGCTGTAATGCCGATGGCCGCGCCTAGTATCATCACGACTTCGGTAGGTAGGATGATGGAGGGCACTTCAGGAAACCAGGGGTTGATGATGAAGTTTGAGATGACATAGGCAGCCAGGGTGTAGCCGAGCATGGGTCGCCAGCCACGTTGGAACCAGTTACCAAACTGAAGTTCCGTTTGTATTGTCTTGTTGACGTCGGCGATGCGAGCCGCGTCCGTCACAAGCATTTCCTTCTCGAAGGCCAGCAGTAACTCCCGCATGCGCGCTTCGGCAGCGGGGTCTTTGAGCAGGCCCTGTTCCTTGAAGGAGGATTCTAGGGCACTAGCGATGCCTGCAAAGGGCGTGTACTTGGCGGCAGCTAAGCCGCCTAGCCCGACACCTTTAAGTAGTTTCTTCCACTTCATTAGCGTCTCCTGCGGGCTTCGCTAAGGGCGATGGCCACGGCCCGGCTGCGCTTACGTACTTTTGGGCCTGCGCTGGAGCGTAGGGTGCGGCGCTTGAACTCTCCGAGCACACGGCCAATCTTGCGGCGGGCACGTGGGCCTTTGGGCGTGCTAAGGATGCGGCGGACTCCGGCGCGCTTACGACGTTCACTTGGGGTATGACTAGGCATCTTCTCTCTCCGATAACTCCTGTAGTGCTGTTATATCTGCTTTGTCTACGCCGCCTTCTCGCTTGTCTATTACGCCTAGCATTTGGGCGGCTAGTTTGGTGGCCTGGAACCGGACGCTGCCGGTCTCCTGCATGCTCTCGCGGATGGCCAGCCATATCTCCGAGATAGTCACTGGCTTGGCACCATCGAACTTGCTGATGACTGCGACGATGGGAGCACGTGCCAGGTTGCGGCGGCCAATGCTGACGGCTGATTTCTCGTCTTTACAGTCATAGGCGACCGAGGCGGCCTCGATGGGGTTGCGGTCGTTCGTCAAGTAGGTATCGAGGAAGACCTGCTCCCGCTGCGTGCAGGCTTTGTATTCGGGTTCGAGTTTAAGTTCGCCAATAGTCATATGCTGTACTCAGCCATAGAGGAATCGTCTTCAGGGAATCACGAACTAGCACGCTGACCCAACTGGAGGTGATTGCAGCGGCAGCCGGGCCCTCGCTCCAACTCCAAATGTGAGCTATCGGGGCAGGCATAGTTCAATGGCCAACCCTATCTGACGTTGACTCGCATCGGGGACAAGATTCAGCAGCATTCGCAGGGCCTGGGCACGCTTGGCCTCGCCTGACTTTGCCCCGCCTTTCCGTTCTGCCTCAGCAGTTGCTTGGTGTGCCGCTGCTAATAGGCGGTCAGACAGGCCATAGGCAAAGGGCTTATAGCCGAGTTTGGCCAGCAAGAATAACAGAAACTGGATAAGTCGTGCTTTCATTAGGTCGGGTTCACCTGTGCGATTGGGTCGCCTGCCGCTGTTGAGATGGCGGCGGTAAAGGCGGCGGTGGTGTCGTCCTCTTCGTAGACTGTCAAGGTGCCACCTGAAATATCGGCCCGGTTGCGAAGGACACGTAGAGCGTCGCGCCATGTGCGGCTGGTTGTGGTATCGCCGCCTGTATCTGTGCCGAGGTCGAGGCGACGGTCTAGACAAGCGTCGGCGATGTTGAGGAGTTCGGCAGCAGCAATAGCGCCATCAATCACACCACCAGTACCAATGGTGGCGACGGAGCCGTCTACGTTGCCTGTAACGTCTGTGACATTCTGGTCTTCCGCGAAGCGAGCGACATCGCTTAGAGTGACTGCCCCACTTGCGTTGTCGGTGACAGTGAAGAGCCCACGAATCGTTACGGTGGAGGTTGCGGAGCAGTTCGCGTTGATGACGAGCTGCCCACGGCCTTCAAGAGACATGGTGTAGGAGCCTGTCCCAGCGCCCATGTTCTGAATCTCAATCCCACCACTATAGTTTCGGAAACCGAGATTCGAGGAGTTTAACGCGCCGCCAAAGTCCCACGCGGGCGTAGCAGTTCCAGCAATCGCCGAGTGACAGCGGTCTGTGAAGTAGTCTCCCGCTTCAGCGATTGTTTGTGTCCCTGCGATGCCACACTCCATAAGATGGGTGTCTTTGATATGTGACACGGCGTTCAGGATACACTTATCGAAGATTTGGATAGTACCAGTGCCGGAGGCTACGCCAGAGACGCTCGCACCTATGAAGACACTCCCTGCGATGTCTTTACCGTTTAGTACAAGAGTCCAATTCCGTCCGTTGAATGACTGGTTGTTCTGTGCAGCTCCAAGCGTGATAGAACTACCAGGAGCGAGCTCGAACCGTTCGATATTGAGTGAGGCGGCTAGTGTATTTGCATCGGCAATACTGTCTACGGGATTTTCAACCGTACCATTTTCAAAGTCTGTAGTGCCCGCTGTGCCGTCAACGGTGTCAATCCAAATCGCGCCGTTTGCGTAGCCTTGGAATTCTTGAATACCCCGGAGTCTACGGCCAGCAGAGCTAGCGATGTTATGGGTAGCTCCAGTAAGGACTCTATCCCAAACGGCTTGAGCGATTTCCACACCCGCATCGGCAGCAATCTTCGCGGCGGTGATGGCGTCGGTGGCGATTTGTGCGGCAGCGATAGTACCTGAGGTATTGTCAAGGTCGATTCCTGCCTCTCCCGCCGCTGTCACGTCGAGGTCACGGCCTGCTGTGGTAGGCTTGAGGTAGCCCACGGCTGAAGCAGCGAAGATGTCGTCGTAGGGTTCCTCTTCTACTATCTGGAAATCATGGCGGACAGCTAAGGCCCCGGCCACATGAACGTATAATACAAGCTGGCCTACTGTATCTGTGTCGGTTGCGTCCAGTTCACAGTTGTAGAATCCATCAGCATCAGAGGCAGCAGCAGTGACATCAGTCTTCTGCACGGCTCCTTGTCCATTCTTTGAAAGCAACACGTCAGCCCGGTTGATAGTTAGAGCGGCTTCTTCCGTGTCGCCGTCAGTAGAATCTACGAAGGGCCCAATCAATACATCAACTGCCGTTGACTGTCTTAATAGTCCGCCGAAACCCATTTAGAAATTCCTTTGTCTGTGATGATAAACAACTGGAATAGAAATCCCAGCAGGTGGGACTGCCGCAGTATCGAATCCTGTGATTACTTGGGTGGGATAAATCATGGCTGAATGAGCAGCTACTGCTGTTCCTGTAACCGTCATATCACTTCCGCTCATTAGGTCTATTTCCGGGCTTGTGCGTCCAATGATAGGCCAATATCTTACTAGACTTGCTGGACGAACAAACCGGGGAGAATATCCCAAAGCCAGAATTGCAACTTCAGCATCAGTTAGGCTTGCCGTCCAAACAGCCGCCTCCCAGATGCGTCCATCAAGACCAAAGCGCTGTCCTGCACCACCAACTACATCCTGCAAGCCGATGAAGAAACGGTTAATTCCGGTTGTTGCTACGCTGCCAGTGCTGGTTCCCTTGTTACCACCGTCCAGATACACCCGACGGTCAGTGCTGGTTGCAAAGACGGCACAGCCATGATGGTCGCCTGCGCTGACATTGGCAGTGGTAGAGGCAGCCGCTGAACCTACCCCCGGATTAACGACCAAGGCACGAATAGCACCGGTTGCCAAGAACTCTAATACTGCGTAATCGCCACTAGAAGCAGAGTCGGTGCAGCCAGCTATAGTGCTTTCGACAGAAATATTATCTGCATTGAACCAGCCGCAGATTGTGAAAGGCATGTCGGCAGAGGGAGCAGTTTCATTCCTTAGAAAGTCTCCTGTAGTACCATCAAAATCTCTTGCCACTAGGTTTCCTTTATTTCAATGAAGCGAAGTTCACCATCGCCGGTTGCATCATCGTTAGCAGCGTCTCGCGTGACCTTCATGCGGAAGCCCTCACCTACGGCTACTGAATCCATGTCAGCTCCATCAGTGAAAGTGATGCTAACAATATCTACAAGTCCAGTAGTACCTGGAACAGTAGTGTTGTCCACGCTATTGACAGCCGCAAAACTATCCCCGTCTATATCTAGCTGCTGGTCGCCAATCCGCTCGAAGGCCACATCCCAATCAATGGTGCCCGACGTGGCTGAGGTTAGGGCGTAGTGGAGAAAGACTGTCAAGCCGGTGGTGGCTGCGTAGGAGCGGGGCATGACGGCGCTGAACACAGCACTCTCGTTTGTCGTGGCATCGAAGTCTAAGACTGGATGCAGATTGCGAGTGTCTAGCGTAGCAAAATCTGACGCGACAGGTTCGTTGTCCTGTGGACGGAAGATTAGAAGGGTATCGCCAGAAGCCATTAGTTCTCCTTAGTGGTAGATGTAGAGAGTGCCGCTTCCTAGCACGGTAGTCTTAAAGTTCTTCCAGAGAGCGGGTGGGTCGAAGTCGAAGTTCTGTGATTGGTTGTTCGCTTCGGACTGCCCCTCTAGAAGGACATTGGCATCGTCACCGTCAGTGATTTTGAAGTCGTCGCCGGAAGTGACGGGGTTGAACCAGTAGACCTTCTTGACCCAGATGGGGCGGGCAAGGGAGGTCACGGAGGCTTGGGTGCCAGTGATGACCATAGGGTTGACAGTTATGTCAGTCATGTATTACTCCTTGTGAAACAAAGGTGCTATGAAATCTGGTCTTGTCACTAATTCGGTTCCTTCTATGTCAGTGTCCTTGACGATGACTCTACAGGTGAGACAGACTAGGGGGCTGAGATTCTTCAAGTCTAAAGGCTGCTCGCAGTAGCGAATGGACGCAACGAGACCATTACAGTTCTTGTGGACAATCATTCTATTCATCTCCTTTCAGAAAACATGGGCTGCTGCTTGACTACGCTATTTCACCAACGGCTGTCGGCTTACGCATATAGCTGGACGCAGAGAGGAACCACTCACGGGTGGTGTCGTACCCAGCGCGGCGCAGTAGGCGGGAGCAACAGCCCAAAACTCGCACCCTGCCAGTGGAGACGGCAAACAGCGCCTAGAAGTAGTATAGCATACCGGGGCAGGGGCTGTCAAGGGGCTAGGAGACCAGCAGGAGACTCACTGGAGACTCCCTGCAAAGGGCCCTTTTACATCAACCCCCCTACCCCCCTTCCCGATGTAACGCAATGTGCGGTACACCCCTATGTTATTGATTCTATGAAACTTAAATGTAACGCACTTGTAAACATGCAACTGAGTTGCAACTGCTTATTTGGAATTAGTCTAAGTATAATTCTAAATTGCGTACAATGGAATTAGTTTTAGAATAATTCTAAATAAGGAGACAGGCTGGCTATAGGTAGGCTGCCTACATATAAGGAACAGACAAGAAAAAGCCCGGTCTGTACTAGCACCGGGCTATAGACTAGGTAGGTAGCTCAGTCAACCGTGAGTCCGGCATCGTCGCACCGCGCCAGCATCCGCACGCCAGCTTATACTCCCCCGCGTGCTTTCCCTTGACCGCACGCCGCACAACCGCTTGCATCTGGTGAGTCCAACACATCAACCGCAATTTCATTTCATAGGCCATTATCACTCTCCTAGCACTTCAGCCGACGCACCGTATAGATGCGCCGGATGCTGGGCTACTCGGAGTCTTTCCAAGCCAACTTATCACGGTTGACTTCGATAAACTCTTCGATGGACTTGCTCGCAGCAAGCAAGCGCGTCCACTGTTGCGCGTACAGCGTCACAGGGAAACGGCTATTCAAGCCGTACACTGAGACGCCACCTTTAGCCGCCACCTTGAATCGAATGTTACTCTTGGCGGCCAGTTTCTCCCGCAACTTCTCGTTCTCCCGTTCCAACCTTTGCATCTTCTGTTCTGCGTTAGTCACTGTGTCACCTTCCGTCGAGTAGATTTACAACAAGCGTAGCTTACCATAAGATTCTAGTGAGTCAAGCATAATCGTATGAGTCATTTAGCTCACCCACTATGGCCCTCAACGTGCTAGGCGTGCATCTATTGCTCCGGTCAGTCAACGGCCATCGAATTGCTTGCCCAAGCATTTGCCATACCAAATCACAAACGGCCACTGAAATGCTTGCCGAGCACGTTGATGGCCGAAGAAAACACTTGACAAACGATTTTTTTCTGGTAAAGTCGGAAAAGCCGCGAGAGAAAACGCGGCGAGAGAGATAGGGCCATAACCGGAAACATCTGATAGGCTAAGGGTAGCAAGCGAGGTGAAAGCTACTCAAGTAAGCTATGCTAGTGACCTAGCCTCACTATCACAGACACCGGCACGGTAGCCGTACTCCAGCAGGCAGCCTACCCACCCTACTCCAACAAGCTAAGCTAGTGTGGTAGCCGTGGACAGACTGACCGGACGACCTACTGAACATCCTCAAGTTAGACTGTTGCACCCTCACTCCGAGAGTAGCCAACAACTTCAAGGCTGTGCAACGCATGCTACGGGTAGGCCCAAACCTGAGCGCCACTTAATCAGCTATGTCTAGCTCAGCACACCACAAGACGGGCTAGCCGAGTATAGCATCCCGCAAGCTACCTAACAGGTAGCAAGCACGCCTTAGTAGAGCACTCCGCAAGTGAGGCGAACTGACTAAGGCAAGAGCAGGGATAGGCTAGGCGCTGGTAAAGAGATTCTCTTAGAGATGCCGAGCGCCCCATGAGTCAAGGCTAGTGCATACTGTGGGTTCCGTGGCTGTCAATAGGCTGTCTATAGACAGCCTCATCTAAAAGTGAGTTTGCCTGCTGCAAAGGGTCAGGCAAGTCGCTAAGCGTACGACCTAAGCAACACGTTGCTAAACGGTCGAGGCTTGGGAGCAAACTGAAAACGAGGCGTCCAACAGCAACGCCTACACTCGTAGATGGGGCTCTCTATAGACAGTCAATAGACAGCGGTGGCTGCCAGAGAGAACCGATAAGGTCACTCCAGTCACATGAATTTAGAGGGCTGCGGTCAGTGGTATCCGCCGCTGAAAGCACTAGCTCTTAGCTAGTCACCGATGGCCCTCACTATCTCCCGCCTAGAGCGGGACAGCAGGACTATACCAAGAGAGGAGACAGACATGCTTAGCGACGATGACTTGACAAAGTATGCCCATGACAACCTCGACCGCTACCGTAGCATGACAGCGGAGGAAATCTATCTAGACCTAGCTTTCCATGTGCACTACAAGAATGACCAAGAGTTTCTACGTCAATGCGGCATAGCATGGCCGCCAAGGAGTTAGACAATGGAAGGAATAGGATTAGTAGTTGTGCTAGGAGTAGCATGGGTGCTTGGCTATTGGGCAGCCCACATCAGACTCACAACCGAGCGCATCCGCGTCCTCAAGTTGATGAAAGAGGCGATGGACTTACTCGATATGGCTAAGGCTCTCGACCCGCTTGACAAGCTCAAGCCAACTGACCGGAGCAAGGGTGATGGGATAGACCATCCGTTCGGGCCATGAGTGGTGGTGTACGCTCGCTGCTGCGCTATCTAGTGGTGTACGTTGGAGTTACCGTCGCTATCCTGGGATGGGTGTGGATGATAGCCTTCGTCATGGCCTATGGTGACTAGCTATGATCGGCCAACCAAGCTACCCACAGACCAGACGTAAGTACCGCAAGCGCCGTCCCGTTGGTGGCTCAGTCCAGGAGCAGACCCACACTCGCATCTGGCGAGACTACATCGAAGGGCTGCTATCATGGGATGATAGGTGTCGCTTAGGTAAGCTGTACGGCAGCGGCACTATCAAGAGGAGAGACAAGCATGACTAAACCACAGATAGAGGGCGTTGAGTCCGTCATTGACGGGCTGAACTATCTCCTAACTGACAAGAGACACTCGCCTCTTGAGTCCACCCAAATAATTCAGGCTATAAGCAGCTTGACTTATGCCACTCACAGTGGGAGAGACGCCCCGATGAGAGAGTACCAACACTGTGCCTCGTGTCATGGATTCACCAGACATATAACACGGGCCATTGGTGGACAGTGGTGTGTCAAGTGCTGGAACATAGACAAGCTGGGATGGGAGACACTGAAGCTGTGGATATGGGCTACCGAGAGGGTATGCAGCAGAGGAAGGAGACACAACCATGCGTTACATCAGGGGAACCAAGTGTAAAGACGGAGACAAGCTCGACCTCAACACGCCAGTCGCAGAGCTAGAGGCAGGCTGTCTCATCCACAACTTGCCCTTCAAGAGCAAGGTCATCACGTTCATGGGCCTGGAGTTCACGCTCTACTGGTGCCGCGAGTGCGATGAGAAGGGCAAGCAGGATACCGTCATAGTGTGCAGGGGCGCAAGCCCCAGCTTTCACAAGGTAGTAAAGGAGCTAAAGAAACGATGATAACCATACGTGAGCTAACCAAGAAGTGCAGCGTTCACGGAACCCCACTCGCAAGCAAGCCAGTCGAAGGCACGAAGGGCCAGATGGTAGGCCGCCTATACTGGTGCCCCGCCTGTGACCACGCCGCCAAAGACATTAACTATAGCCGATGAGACGCCGCAAGTATCAATTCGTGTGGTGGGGGCGGTGGGGATTCGGGCATGTTGGCCCTTATCCTATAGCTGGTAAGAACAAAGGATGGGTCTATCTCTGGCGGTTCCTAATAGGCCCATTGGAAATCCGCCGCTGGAACCAGAGCGGCCAACCAACTGCTCCGGTCAGACGACAAGAGAGGTGATATATGTTACAATTTACCCACGGTGTAGAGATTGACGAACAGGGCAAGGTACATGAGATGACCCGCGCTGAGTTGGATGCTCTCGCTCAGACGTGTGCCACTGGTAAGGTGTGTATCCCTAAAGAGGAGGCCGAAGATGAAGAACAAAGCTGATGTCGGTATCTTCCTCGCTGTCCTGCTGCTGTTAGGCATGACTGTCCTTGAGTTCGCTCGTCTAGCTGCTCTAGCTTCCAACTTCTAGCCATGACTATTGTGGTTGGGCGGCGGAGCACGATAGCTGAGCAATTCCTGGGTAATAGACGAGAAGGGCATGTCAGGTACTACTGCTTTGGAGCTAAGGATTGGGAGAACCCTGACGGCCATCCTCAATGCGAAGTCATCTACCGCGTAGAGGGGGTGCCAACTACCGAGAGAGATGACAGCCCCCTCGCAGATGGATGGTGGTGCGAAAACTGCTGTAAAGAGCGTGGTTGGATATGGTAGAGATACTAAGGAGTAGGCCCTGGCCTGAGCGACGCCATTGGCAGCATGTCCGAGGGTGGTGCATGGATGCTCGGCCTGATACTCATGACCATTCTGTTGGTGGCCGAGCCTATCTTGTCAAGGACATGCCTGGGTACGAGGGCATGAGCTGGTGGTGGTGCGAGGAGTGCCTACGTAAGCGGGGTATGATATGGTAGCCAGTAAGAGCGCCCCCAAAGGGCGCGGCGTCGAGAGATAAGGGAGCTATGATAAAGCTATCGGAGTCTCTTCGCACACGGTTACGAGAGCAGATAGAAGAGTATCGTCCTCCCGACTCTATGGGTTGTGATGTCTGTCGCGCAGGGGCTGAGGCCTGGGTATGGCGGAGACTTCGGTTTGGCTTTCGACTCTGGTTTCTTTGTGCCGACCACGCAAGAGAGCTAGGTTTGCTGTGGTGAGTACCCCACAGCTCTCGCCTTCTTACCCCTTGGTGGGTAAGATGCTTTCTATCACCAAAAGGTTGCCTACTTTCTAAGTTTATTTTACCGTCACTGATTCCAAAGGAGTTAACTCCGATGCTAACTCTCTACCCTCACAAGCCAACCACTCATAAGCTGTGTCCTTATGCCCACCACTATTGGGTCGAAGGTTACTTTGGGGTGTGGCATCAGTTATGTTGTGGGTGTGGGGCTGTCATTACTGTGCTAGTGGGAGACTAACCGTGTGTCCCATTGAGCTGCTGCTCTTGGTGTGGTTGATAGCTAAGCTCAGGAGAGTCTGATGAGTGTGCCTGACAGTGTGGTGTTGGAGTTTCTCGCCCGATATGATTGGAAGTTCACCCTCACTGAGCTTAAAGACATTTGTGATTGGTGCGAGTGGCGAGAGAGGGGCCTGAGGGTGTTCACGCCTGACCTGTGCGTAGATTGTGCAAGAGAACTAGGACTACTGTGGTAAGGAGACTTCGATGACTGACTGTGCTTTGAAGGGCTGCTTTACGCCTGCTGTGCCCCGCTCTCAGTGGTGCTCAGCCCACTCCCTCCAACTCCAACGAGTGCGTGGTTACATGACCGAGGCTGAGACTAACACGACTAGCAAGCCCACCCTGCCCACCACTGATACCCGCATCCACATCCTCTCCACTCTACGTGAGTGACTCAGGAGTGCCCGTCAATGACCACCCAACAAATGAAGCACATGCGCGCCTACTTGAAGCAGCACAATGGGAAGTTCATACTTGGGAGCAAGTGTGATGTGTGTTGTGTGGATGACAAGCCCGACAACTATGGGCTGCTGGAATTTCTAATTCGTGATGATACAGGAGAATACTCCTATGAATTTCCCAACCTATGCCCCGACCACGGCAGAGAGCTAGGTGTAGTATGGTAAGTGCAATCCACTGAAAGGATAAGAGGTGACAGCCAAAGAGAGGAAGCTGCTACTTGTCTACATGGCACGTGTCAATCGGGGTTGGCTATTGACGGAGGTGAGGTGCGACGTGTGCCGCCTGCCTTCGTATGGTCTAATCCATTGGTTAAAGACTAGACAAGTGAGGGCTCCTGGTACGTTGATTAGACCTTATCTATGCAAGGAACACGCTCAGGAATTGAGTCTAATGTGGTAGCTCTAAAGGAGAGGTGATATGATGAGGATACTACGTGTCCACAGGAAGGGGTGTGTGATTTTAGGTCACTGTGGAGCAGCATTTACCACTGACTCAGTCTCGATGGGCGTGGGTTGCGGCCAGGAGATAAAGGGAGACATACACTCCTTGCTAATTACTGATGCTCCGAGAGGTAAGTTTGGCAATCTGAATCTCTTATGCACAGCATGTGCCGAGAAGGCAGGCTTAGCATGGAAGGTAGAGGACGCGTACTAAAGGAGAGGTGACGAATGACAAAGAAGAAAGAGCAGCAAGAGACACTGACTACGCACAACCTGTACCAAACCACAGTGTCCGGCTATCAGGCGGTGGTCGAGCGCATGATTACCAACTTGCCGCCTGACAAGTGCCCTGCCATGATAGCCATTGGGGCGGTGGGCATCGGCAAGACAGAGGCAGTGTATGCTCTGTTCGAGAACTTAAGGCGAGAGGGCAGAGCTAACTCCCTTATTGTCAGGCACTTGAGTCAAGTCCACCCCCTTGACACAGGCGGTGTTGGCATTGACCCTGCTACTAGGACTATGTACTTTGCTGTGCCTCCTCTAGTGGACGAGGTGATGGGCAAGCCTGGGCCTCGTATCCTGTTTCTCGATGAGATAGACCGCATCCAACCTATTGCACAGTCGGGTATGCTCCAGGTCTTGAGTGAGAAGAAGCTCAACGGCTTCGACTTGAAGGATACCTACGTCATCGGAGCGGGCAACGCATGGCACGCGCAGTACACCTTCGAGATGGACAAAGCCTTCGCCTCTCGGCCCATCATCATGCACATCGAAACCTCCGTCAGCTCCTGGCTGCATTGGGCGCTCGACCACGGCGTACACGAGTCAATCATCACCGCCATTCAGTTGGCCCCGGACATCCTGAACCAGCACGATGACTTCAAGGACGCCGACTTGCTGAAGGTGGCCGACCCTCGTGCATGGACAAACTTCTCTCACGCCCTCAACCACAAAGCGGCAGGCCCTCCTGACGCAGCCATGTTCGTCGGCGAAAACGCAGGTCGTAAGTATCAACGCTACTACCAGTTCCGCAACGACTATAGCGAGCTAATCGAACAGCTCCTCAACGGCAAGTCCGTCGAAACTGACGACCCCAACCTCCTGCTCGCCGTCTATCTCACCGCCGCGGGCCAAGTGACCAAAATACCCCAAGCCTACAAGTTCCTCACCCTAGCCAAGAAGCAGATAGGCGACGAGAAGAGTTACATCGTTGGCCGCCTGCTCACCTACCGCATCCCAACCACTGAGCTGCTGAAGGACGAGAAGATAAAGAAGTTGCATCATCTGTTTCTTGAGAAGTACAAAGGAGAATAGGATGCTATTGGAGAGGCTACTGCCGATGGCTTTGCTTTTCGTTGGCTTGTTTCTACTGCGGTTCGCAGTAAGGAGGAAGTATGAACGCTGACTTGATGGAACAGATTAAGAAGTGGCGTAGGGGTGTGTGCCGTGCTATACCTGCCTTCGACGCGATTCTTTACGCCGCAACCTACGAAGAGGATGAGTCCATTGGTACCATTGGCATCAACAACGATACCCTCAAGATTAAGGTCAATCCCAAGTTCGTCGCCGCTCAGAAGGATGCTGACAACACCTTCATCCTAGCTCACGAAGCTGCCCACTTCCTGTGCGACCACCTTCGCCGGGGCCAGGCCATGAAGCGTCAAGAGGGCGACGACTACCGGCATGACCTCTATTCCACCGCCGCTGAGCATGCCGTCAATGCCCTGGTTGAGAGCTTGTCCGGTTGGAGCACCCCGTCTGGTGGTGTCAAGCCCGAAGAAGTATGGAAGATGCTCTCTACCGAAGAGATATACAAGGAGTTGAAGAAAGACCCAGCCAATAAGCTTCCGCCCGTGCTGTGCCTGTGCGGTGGTGATGGCAAAGACGGTGAAGGTGAGCCGCAATCCGGCGTAGCCCAAATGATAGCTGAACAGGCGAGAGAGGCTGCTACTAAGACTCTTCAAGAGGGCGTAGGTGGCCAACCGCCCGGCGACCAAGTAGGCGAACTCCGTCAGCTACTCCTAGATAGGATGGGCTTGACTAAACCGCCTGATTGGCGGCGTCAACTAGCCCGCTATTTGACCGCCCTCGACACCAACTGCAAGCACTTCGATGTCCGTTCTATCTATCGCCGTGCCATGTGCGACGGGCGCAACATGGTGCTCCCCAACCTAGCCAGCGACACCATAGCTCGTCGGTTTGCGCTGTCGCTCGACAACAGCGGCTCCGTGTGCGACGAGATGTTCTCCCAAATACTAGGCACCGTCCACTCCGCCACTCAACAACTAGGCTTCAAGGAACTCTATGTCTATCACTTCACCTGTGCCATCATCAAACGCCTACGCTTGACTACCGCCAGCCAAATCAAGAAGATAACTCGTGAGGGCAGCGGCGGCACAGACATCCACGAAGTAGATAGACAGGCCAAGCAAGATGCTTGTATGTTCAACATCATAGTCACCGACGGCTACGTCGAGTGGCTCTCCCGCTATGCCGTGCCTACCCTAGTAGTCCTGACCGTCGAGGATGTAGAGTCACCACCTAAAGTCCACAACCTAATCGGGGTGGTGCATGTATCGTAAAGATGGCCCGTGGGTAGTCGTGTCCATTCGTACTGTAGACCGCGCTTGGCTCAGTTACACCCATAGGACGAGCTATCCTGCCAGTTGTTTCTGGTGTAAAGTCGAACAAACAAACCCCCATTTCTTACTCATTAGTGTGCGGTATGCAGAGTTGGATAATAGACCGGCGGGGTGGTTTTGTGAGTCATGTGCTAGAGAGAGGAACTTGATATGGTAGCTTGACATTCTACTCATAGTGTGCTATACTAGGCACTATGAATCTGGACTTTTCTCGCTTCGATAGTTTCCACCGCAACATGGAGAAGTACCGCATCCACTACGAGTTGAACCTCTCCCCTGCCGTGCCTAACTACTACCTCCAGCGTGGCATAGCCTTCCATCTCATGCTAGAGTACCACACCAAAGGCAGGAAGGCAGGTGAGATAGACCTGCTGGTGGCGAGAGAGGTGCAAGACCTCAAGGCCATAGCCGCAGCCAAGCGCATGTTCGCCCACTGGCTCCAGCGCTACAACCCAAGCGGCCCCACCATCCTAGTGAGTGAGCCGGAGTTCCTTCAACAACTGCCCAACTCGCCGCACTCTATCTGTGGTAAGATAGACCAGATACTAGAGATAGACGGACGCCAATGGGTAGGCGAGGTCAAGACTACCAACCCTCGCAACACCTTTGCCAAGATAAGCGCTCAATGGCAGACGCGTAAGCAGGCTGAGTTCGAGCTGATAGGCGCGCAGGCTCTAGGTTACAAACCGTTGGGCTTGCTTGTGCGTACTGTCGTGGAGTCCTCACCGCCTGTGATATGGGAGCTGGTAGTCAAGCGTACTGAGTACCAACTGGAGTTGATGCGGCTGGCTGTCCACCAAACCTGCGAGATGATAGAGTTTATGCGCCGCACCTTCGGCATAGACCAGCCGTGGCCCCACTCTGAGAACTCATGGCCCTGCATGAACAAGGAGAAGTGTGAGTATGGCAAAATCTGTGGCATCAGCAGACCGGAGCAAGATACCTCCGGCTTCAAGCAACGTGAAGAACACCTGGCCATCCTACGAGCTACTACGCACCGACCCTAGATGGGATGATGAACAGAGTCCGTGGCATGCGGGGTGCTGTAATACTAGAGTCCCTTATCCCTTCCAGTATATAGAGTTTGTCCACCCACTAAGTACGGGAGTATTTGGTAGCAAATGGATGTGCATGGACTGCGCTCGCAAGCATGGGCTGATATGGTGAGGTCTAGGTATCCAGAGATACGTTCCACTCGCCATCTTAGAACAATCAAGGATGACTTCCCAACCTATCGCTGCACCTCCTGTGGTAGGCTCCTCCGGCTCGCAAAAGAGGCATATGAATTAGAGAAATGTATCAACGAGGAGCATCCGTGGGCTTGTGAGGAATGTGTATACGGTAGGCTAGGGCTCTTATGGTGACTTGACTTTCACTCCCAACTGTGGTACAATGGCTCCTGAATCTAAAGGAGACACGATGGACAAGCTAATCATACCACAGGCTAGCGGTGCGGTGGGCACGCCCCTCGCACTGGCTATCAAGAACACCCGTGAGCTAGACCAGGCTCACGCGCACATTCTCTTGTTCGGAGAGACTAAGAGCGGCAAGACCACCTGTGCCACCAGCATAGTCGAGCCAGAACTAATCCGAGTAGTTAGCACCCAACCTGAAGAGCAACTGGCCCACCTCAAGAGGCTAGGCATAGACTACGTGAGGGTTCGGACAGCAAGAGAAGTAGACCACGTGCTCGATGCTCCCCGGCGGTTCTTCTCCGGCCAGTGGAACACCCTCATCATAGATGACTACACAGAGCTAATCAACTTCTATGAGACTCGCTTCCGTGAGGAGATAAAGGATGGCCGTCAAGTCTACAAGGCTATCAAAGACCACGCGAGGAACTCACTCGAAGCTCTGCTCGAAGGCGACTACCACCTGATAGTGACTGCCCTCGAACGCTCACTCGAAGATGACTTCAAGTTGCCGTGGATTAAGCCCGACCTCCCCCCCTCCACTATGTCTCTCATAACAAGCAAGTTCTCGTTCATCTTCTACTGTCTTGGCTCACCTAACTTCAAGCTCCGCACCCGCCGTGACACATCACGTCGTATCTTCGCAGGCAACAGACTGCCAAAGGACAAGACCAATGCCTTCTCAGACGAAGAGACCTCCGACCTCAAGCGGTTGTGGGCCAAGTACCAAGCCGCCATTCGTTGAGGTGTTACGCAAATTTCGCCACAATCGTACTAGCTGTTCCTTCTGCTCGACTAAGAATGAACTCGTCTCATTTGTGAGTATGGGGTCAGGTCAGTATAGTCTAATGTGCGACGACTGTCTACGTCAGGCGGGCGTGCTATGGTAAAAGTGACCAGCTCTGGGCCAAGTTCCAGCAAGCCATACGTTAAGTTATTACGTGCTTTTCGTTCGACCCCAACCTACTGTGGGTTCTGTGATAGGCCCGGACAGTGGTGCTATTGGATTACGCAAGACCCGGCTATAAACCTTAGCTCAATGCGCATGAGCTTTGGGGGAGAGCCGTGGAGCCGCACTAATTGTGTAAGAGCTTGTCGAGACTGTGTGCAAGAGATGGGGCTGCTATGGTAAGGCGCTTGGTACTGCTACTCATGTTGCTGCCTCACACAGGCGGCACACTACCGCCTATCGAAGAACCTAAGTGGAAGGAGATTGAACATGGCTTGGCATCGTGGTATGGTACGTGGTATGTTGGAAGGCTTACTGCTGGGGGTGACATTTTCACTGGCCGTGACTTCACCGTGGCCCATCCTACTCTTCCCTTTAATAGTCTTCTTCGCCTTACTCGCCGTGATACTCAACGACGTGTTACCGTCCGCGTAACAGACCGAGGGCCATACTGTGAGTACGTCGGCTCGTACTACTACTCATGTAAGCAGCGGCGCATAGTGGATGTGAGTGAGAGAGTGGCTGAGGAGTTAGGCTTCAAAGAACAAGGAGTGACCTATGTATCGCTTGAAATACTTGACGTTGATTAGTTGTCTAGTCCTAGCTATGGGTGTGGCGGCGCAGGACGAGCCGAAAGAGAGCCACATGCAAGACACAGGGAAGAGCCACAGGAAGTGGGTGCCCTTCGATACAGTACTAAAGAACATCGGCATCTGGCGCGACGATGGCGTGCATGAGTATGCCTGTCAGATACTAGACTGGAACCTCATGGCCGACCCCCATCCTGTTCTCAAGATTATGATTCCCCCCTCAAACATCTTTAGTCCTATCCGCATCTCCTTCATGCTAACTTGGAGAGAAGAGCGCCCAAAGTATTGGATGGGCATTAACGGAGTGAGTAAATACAAATGCCAATTTCGCATCAAGAACAAGGTAGTCCAGATACGCCTAGAGGTCTACGAATAAAGGGTCGCCTGGAATTGAGGAACAAAGCCTGCGACCAATGTGACACGCAATTCGAGGAGCCGCGTTGGTGGATTCTAGGCAAGGGCATGGGCGCGCCTGGCGAGGCTTGGTGTCGAGAGTGCTGTCACCGGGAGGGGTTGCTATGGTAAAGTACAAAGAGCTAGAACCAACCATGCGCGTCCGTGTCACATGGATAGACGCACAGAACCGAGCAGACTGGCATGCTCCTGAAGAGTTGGAGGCCCTTGGCCTCAACTCCTTAGTCATCACCGAAGCCCTAGTCTACAAGCGAGTCAAGGCAGGCGTCCTTCTCTATAGCAGCAAGTCCACTGACGGTCAGCAGTACGGAGGGTGTATGTTCATCCCTCGCGTCTGCATCAAGCGCATCGAGAGACTACCATGACCAAGCGACAGATGATTTTAATAAAAGGCTACCTTATGAGCTTCAATGGTAGCTTCCTTGCCGAAACAGGTTTCCTGTGTGATATTTGTGGCGATAATGCGACAAAACCTAAGCAATTAGGCAGACTAATCAAAGGGTGGACACGAGATAAACAGCAACCCTATCTCTGCGAGGCTCATGCTAGGGAGGCGGGGGTTTTGTGGTGAGCGAAAGAACTTGACTTTCAGCACGGCGTGTGGTAAAATGCCCTCGTAAGTCGAATACAAAACGAGGAGACAACAACACATGAACACGCTAGTCAGCAATATCAGAGTCGAGGATGTGCCCAAGCCGGAAGCCTTCGCATTTAAGGCGCTCGGCAGGATAGGCGAGGTCGAATCCCGCGAAGTCAGGAACGGCTACACACAGGTAACTATCCCTCTAGCCTATCGGTTGAAGGATACTGACCAGTCTGACCGCACCTTCTACGCACGTATCAACATCAAGCCTGAGTGGCTCCAGCCCGGTTTCACCGCCACCACCACCAACGAACAGATAAGCTATAACATCAACGTCCGTAAGTTGATGCGCGGTCTGTTCACTGGCGCTGGCATCACCGAAGGCGACATGGACTTCAACGCCTTGACTGGCCGCATGGTCGGTTTCGGTACGAAGCTCCAGAAGGACGATGCGTCACGACTCGAAGTCAGTTACTTCTTCACCCCTCGCACCTAACTACACTCTTGATTGAGGCAGTATAGGTGTGAGGGTAGTTGGGAGGTTATGGTTTACCCGGAACCAACCCAACTGGCCCCTGTCAATGACCTGAGAGCAGGCAGGGGCTCGCTATTATAGTTATGACTAGCAGGGTAACTCCCTCAGTGGCCACTGAGACGGAAGCAATGCCCCCTGGCCGGACAGGATAAAGGAGTAAAATGCTAGTCAGAGTTTGAGAGAGAGAGGACGCGGAGTGGCAGGTAATGAACAGAGACTGTGGCTGGTAGTGCTGTTGGATAGTCTCGCGCATCTCCATGAACCTGACCGGAGCACATGGATAGCGTCGCGGGACTTCCAGAACATCAGTCGTTGGTCTGGCGTAAGTCCCAAAGTGGCAGCCCAACTGACTGCGAGGCGAGCCAAGTCGGCCCTCCGCATCCTCCGCTCTCATCAGAACCTTGACAAGATACTAGACCAGTTGGAAGGAGACGAAGATGGCTAAACCACTGACACTGCTGGAGTCCGTGCTCGTACAGATTCTAGTCCAGACGATGGAGGCCGACTGCATGGGTAGAGACTACATGGAGAAGGCACTCATGCGGACGGGACTTACTAAGCAGCAAGCAAACAAAGCATTAGGAAGGTAGAGATGATGAGCCCCATCGCCATTGTAGATTTACCGGCGGGCCATCTTGAGAAACCTTACACCGCCGCAGAGGATGAGAGTTATTGTGACATCTGCAACTGGTATGGGAACTTTAGAAAGAATGCGAATATCTGGTTGTGCGAGAAGCACGCAAGAGAGTTAGGCCACTTATGGTAAGGAGATAACATGGCAAAGCGACAGCAAGAAGAAGTAATTTCTATCGCCACATTTGACATTGAGACCTCAAACCTCAGTGCCGACTTCGGTCGGGTACTCTGCGCGGTGGTGAAGCAGGTAGGCAAGAAGCCCATCATCTTCAGGGGCGACAACTACGCGGCATGGAAGAAGGGCAATAAGTATGATGACTCTGGGCTGGTGAAGGACATCATCGTCGAGCTGAACAAGCATGATGTGCTTATAGCCCATAACGGGCTGCGGTTCGACCGGCCCTTCCTCAACACCCGCGCCTTCAGTGGGCTGTCGGGTGGTACTGGTGGGGTGATAGTCAACCCGCGCTGCAAGATGATTGACCCCGTGACGATAGCGCGCAAGCACCTGCGCTTCTCATGGAACAGCCTCGCTCGCATCCTCCAACACTTCGGCTTGGGTTCCAAGTCCAGTGTGGAGGGGCACATGTGGCTGCGTGCCCTGCTGGCCACGGGCAAAGAACAGCGCAGGGCGATGGACGAAGTGGTGGAGCACTGCATCGTAGACGTAGTCAAACTCGAACAGTTGGTCGGCAAGCTACGCAAGTTCATCCCGCGCATCGACGAGTATGGTAGCAAGTAACCATCGGGGTGACTTATGGCGAAGAAACCAAAGGAAGTTCGACTGAGGATGAAGTGCCCTAAATGTGGCTGGGGGGAAGTGAACCTGCTCTACGGTATGTCAGCTTCATCCAGTGATTGTGAATCCTGCGGAACGCATGGTGGAATCGTAGTTACTTGTCCAAAGTGCAGCAAGGCGTACAAGATATATGACTGGTAAGGAGATTAACATGGCGTTGAAGAGGTGGTTAGAGCTGGTGTGTGACATCTGCACGACCAAGAAGCAGGTAGAGCTGACGGGTCAGGAGCAGGAGGTCAAAGAGCAGATGGTGGGCTGGTATAACATCGTCACTGACACGGAGCAGGGGCCGGAGACTTACCTAGTGTGCTCCGGCAAGTGCTTGAAGGAAGTAGGCGACGTGGCTATGAAGGCCACCATCGAGAGGAAAGGCTAATGAGGAAGCTAGTTATAGGCTTAGGACTTATGGCACGTCAGTTAGAGTATCTCCGAGCCCAAGCAGCCCAGAAAAAGTATTATGAAGTGGAAGCCTCACTTCTGGCTGCTATACTCGCTGTAGAAAGGCGTCTGACTCTAGCGAGGAAGAGGAGAATAAGTCATGTGGCGTAAGAAGAGCGACCGTGTGAACCTTGACAAGCTATACCCTCAGTTGGCACTAGCGTTGGAGAAGGCCGGGTCGTTCCATGACCTGCTGTTCGGCAAGCCTCTCGTCGTCACGAGCGCCAACGACGGTAGACACAGCCGCACCAGCCGACACTACCGTAACATGGCCATCGACATCCGCTCGTGGGACAAGTCCGAGCTAGGCCAGTTGACGTTCCATGTGATACTAGCGCATCTGGCAAAGGAGTATGACCTTGCAATCTTCGACGAAAGAAACCGTGACAAGGCACCACATTGGCACATCGAAATTGCCGATTGACTATAAGGTGAAACCTTTATTCCTTGTAAGTGAAGGCCCTATGTGTGACGCTTGTGATTGGAACAGCAGTTTTTGTGGGCTCCGGGAATCCTGGTTGTGCTTGGAACATGCTAGGGAGTTAGGACTGTTATGGTAAGGAGACAGACATGGCAGTAGCGTGGCATGACCGCATCAAGGAGTGGGAAGCCCTAGGCGACAAGCGGTGCCAGGAACAGGGCCGTATCCTGCTGGTGAACAATCAGATGACCGGCGAACGTATTATCTCCGATGAACAGACTGGCGATTACGCAAAAAATAAAAAGCTCCTCCTTGAGATTATGAAGGTCACTACGGGCCATGTGAGTGACTTGCTGTATCCGATGAACTGTCTCTACAACACGCTGCACCACGCGTTGTGGGATGCCCGAAAGGTCGAGCACGTGCGGCTATGCATTGACCACGCACGCAAGGACGGCTGGCTATGGTAGATTTAGCTCCGTCCACTTACAAGAGAATTCAGGAGCGGATAGCGGAAACGTCCGTCGGGGTTACAGTCGCAGACACCATGGAATGGGATAAAGGTGAATGTGATATTTGTTCAAGACTAACAAGAAAAATGCTTGATACTCACTACCTGGATTCTTGGATCGTCTGTGAGTATCATGGGCGGGAGTTGGGGGTAATATGGTAGAGTCTATCACGCTCAAGTTAGCCCGGTATCTGCATGACAGGCACCATCCTGTTCAGGCATGGGACTCCTGCGTTCAAGGTTGCCGGGACTTCTACTCCCTGATGGCCGACTCGGCTATCCTCTACCTGAAGAAGCACGACCACATGAAGCTGACATTAGGCGACCAGCTACACCAGCGTAAGTTGGACGACAAGCTGGACGCTCAGATGGAAGGAGGCGAATAATGATTGTCTATCTAGCAGGTCTGATTAGCACCGACCATCCACAGTCACTGGAGTGGCGTGAGGATGCCGCATTCAAGCTCGATGCGGGCTGGGGGATTGACAGCCTCTCTCCCTTGCGCGGTAAGGACATGACTACGAGCAGGGATGGGGGCATCAGTACACCCGACCAAAACAGCAAGTCAATCATCCTACGAGACTACAATGACATCATTCAGGCCGATGTGATGCTGGCCAACTTTGACCTGTGGGGCAGCACGCGCCCCCTCACTGGCACACTCATGGAGCTAGGATGGGCATGGCAGATGAAGATGCCTGTCGTTGCCGTGTGCCATAAAGAGGACACGTTCATGAGGAACCATCCCTTCATCAACGAGTGTGTGTCGCACTACTGCGAGACAGTGGAGGAAGCAATAGAGTTTATCGGGAGGTACTATGCGTAGAGTCACATGGTTGCGTTATAATCATGAGATAAAAAATATGTTTTTAGGCTCTTGGCTACGTCAGCCGATGCAACGCACCGAGTATTACATGCCGTGGGGCACCGTGACAGTTGATGAGCTCTGTAGGATGGAGAGTTACATAAGTGAGCGTCAGCCCAAAGGGGATAGCGGATACGCCATAGCGAGTCTAGTCAATGGCTGGGATTAAACACGACTCTGGTAAGGCACGCTTCGACCTGCTGCCTGTCAAGCCGCTATTCAAGCTGGTTGAGGTCTATACGCTAGGGGCCAAGAAGTACAGTGACAGGAATTGGGAGGAAGGTATCCCGTGGTGGCGCATCTTCGGTGCCATGATGCGTCATGGCTGGGCTTGGTGGGGCGGCGAGAGGCTAGACCCTGAAGATGGACAGCACCACCTAGCCAGCGTAGCCTGGTGCGCGCTCACACTGATGGAATTTGAAGAGACCCATCCAGAGCTGGATGACAGACCTAAAGGAGATAAGAATGCCGAGATATAAACGTCGTAGCAGACGCCCGACCAACCCCTCGATGCCTATTCACGAGATGATAGACCGCTCGGCCATTGACCGCCGTGAAGTCTACATCACCGGAGTCATCAACTCCGAAGTCCAGTACTACCTGACTCGCATCCTCTCTTTCTTGTCAGAGGACTCGAATAAGCCCATCAACATCATCCTCAACACTCCAGGCGGACTAGTGGCTGATGGGCTGGCTATCTATGACCTACTCAAGTCCATAACCGGAGCCCGTAAGACGCCCATCAACATCGTCGCCACTGGTCAGTGCATGAGCATGGGGGCCATCATCCTCCAGGCCGCCACCAAGCGATTCGCCACAGCCCACTGCTCGCTCGGTCTGCACGAACTCTCGGCTGCAAACGTCGGCTCGTTCTCTAGCACGGAAGATACCCAGAAAGAGATTCGGAGAACTCAAGGCACCCTCAACGACATTATCACAGCTCGTACTGGCATGACTAAGAAGAAGCTGCAAGGACTTATCGCTCGGCGTAACCAGGTGTTCACGCCCGAAGAAGCCCTTGAGTTGAATCTCATCGACGGGGTAATAGAGTAATGACAAACACCGACAGCACCACAGTCCCCACCAATGGGGGTACGTTCACCATCCCAGGCCACCCAATTACCACCATCCCAAGCGGCGTCGCATGGACTACAACAGCACCGGAGTTTCGCAAATCCGTCAATGATATAGAAGGCAAGACTTGGTATGAGATGGATGTCTCTCAAGCCGACATCATCGTCATCCTCCAAGATGGCAAGCGAGTGGAGATGGACAAGAAGGACTTTCTCCAAAAGGTAGGGTTGGAATGGTAATGTATAGAGATGATACGATTCTGCTGAAGTATCTAGCTGCCTATGATGGTGACTGGTACGATATCAAAGAGGACTGCGACCGATGTGGAACCCTCTGTGACGACCCGCTCCGAAAGCTCTCTATTGAGAGGTGGATTAGTATAGCTCCGCGTGGGGCCAGACCCTTTTTCTGCCCTGATTGTGCCCGTCACTATGGGTTGTCGTGGTAGATGGCGACGGTCTTCAAATCGTTCATCACCCAGGTCATCAAGCCCGGCTACTTCTACATCAAGCCCCTATTGCCGCGCAAAGGCAAACTCCTCCTGGCTGCTGACCCCAAAGCCTTCAAGTCCATGCTCGCCCTCAACATTGCGTACTCTCTCTGCGAAGGCTCCCTAGTGATGGGTACCTTTCCCGTCAGTGGCCCGAAGAGGGCGCTGCTGATAGAGCAGGAGGTCGGCCCTGAACGCCTGGTCAAGCGCCTCAAAGACATACACGGCGCACGAAAAGGAACTCTAGTGCAGGATTCTTTC